GGACGCACAAACTAAACAACGAGGAGAGCAAACATGGGTATTTCAGCAAGTGCTGTATTGGTAGAGCTTAACATATCTGTATGGACGGCGAACAAACTTGACCGAGGCGCGACCGGCGAGGTCACTGTCATCAAGAACGCGGCGAGCAACGCGGCACAGGTGCGCAAGAATTTAATGGCAGGCACCAGTCTGCGTAAGAACATAGCCGACTACGCCACGGGGTGCAGGTCATACCACAGTACACATACGCTACCGTGGGCAGACCACGGGATGCGGTTACTACCGACCAGTTTATTCTTTGATTACAAGACGGAACTGAACACACGGCGTGAGACGTTTAACAAACTGGTGGATACATTCGTGGACAACTACCCGTCCTTGATACAGGTGAGCCAGACGTATCTGGGAGATTTATTTGACCCGAACGATTACCCCAGCGCGGATGATGTGCGTAGTAAGTTTGATTTCCGTCTGGTGTTTAGTCCGGTTCCCGAAGCTGGAGACTTTCGACTGGACATAGGGCAACAAGACTTGGTGGATATGCGTGACCAGTACGAGAGTAGTTTTAATCGACGTATAGCCGAGGCGATGCGGGAACCGTGGGAGAAACTGCATAAGACGTTAATGGCAATGTCGGAAAAGTTAACGGACGGTGTTGGGGAAGATGCACCGAAAAAGCGGTATCACGACTCGCTGGTAACTAACGCAGTGGAGTTGTGTGAAATGTTGACACACTTAAACATAACCAAAGACCCGGAACTGGAACGTGCGAGGCAGCAGTTGCAAGCCACCATGCGCGGTGCGGATATTGAGGTTATCAAGGAGAGTTCACACGTCAGGGAGACTATGAAGCGCAATGTAGACGCAATATTGAAGCAATACGATTGGTAGTAAAAACAAAACTTATATAAACGAGGAGAGTAAAAATGAGCATAACACATAAAAACAAGGCAAAAGGTTCCCGTACTATCGTAGTAGTTGAAGGCGGGTGGGTGTTTCTTACAGATAATCTGGTGGGGAACGAGAGCGTGTATACACTAAACGATGCGTCAGTTATCCGGGTATGGGGAACAACGGCGGGCTTGGGTGAGATAGCGTTGAAAGGCCCGACTACAGAGACGGTGCTGGACTTTTGCGGCAACCCCACGGTACCGAAAAACAAAGTACTGGTTATGATTCCCTGCACATACGGAGCGTAACGGGAGTACGGTATAAGTAAGTGTACGGTGAGTTAGAGGGTAGTTGATATGTATTTATTAAAACGAAACGGCAACGGCGACGGCGACGGCGACGGCTACGGCAACGGCTACGGCGACGGCTACGGCAGAGGCAACGGCGACGGCAACGGCGACGGCTACGGCTACAGCTACGGCAGAGGCAACGGCGACGGCAACGGCGACGGCAACGGCTACAGCTACGGCAACGGCTACAGCTACGGCAACGGCAACGGCAACGGCAACGGCAACGGCAACGGCGACGGCGACGGCTACGGCGGTGGTAAACCGATAACCCCCGTACACTTACTCTATTTAGCAGCGGTGCAACCGACATGTATTTATTAAAACGAAACGGCTACGGCAGAGGCTACGGCAGAGGCAACGGCGACGGCAACGGCGACGGCTACGGCAGAGGCTACGGCAGAGGCAACGGCGACGGCTACGGCAGAGGCTACGGCAGAGGCAACGGCAACGGCAACGGCTACGGCAACGGCTACGGCTACGGCAACGGCTACAGCTACGGCTACGGCGACGGCGACGGCGACTACAGCTACGGCAACGGCTACGGCAACGGCTACGGCTACGGCTACGGCGACGGCAACGGCTACGACTACGGCAACGGCGACGGCAACGGCGACGGCAACGGCGACGGCTACGGCTACAGGTACGGCAGAGGCAACGGCAACGGCTACGGCAACGGCGACGGCTACGGCGACCCACTAACACCCGTACACTTACTCTATTTAGCAGCGGTGCAACCGACATGTATTTATTAAAACAGGAGCAAAGATGTGAACATACTAGACGAACATAAAAAGAAGTTACACGAGGCCATGCAGCAAACAGAGAACGCGATGTGCTCTATAACTAATATACGCAAGCACAATGTAGATAACCTCTACGCATCAATGGAGAGTAATATAAAAGATTATGTGCTCAACAACTGGGAAGTTGTACTGGATTGGATTAAAAAGTTTGGTGTGTGGAGGGAGGACACGAGCCGCATACCAGAAGAGTGTGAGTACTTCGATATTGTGCAAGATATGGAGCATAAATATCGTCAGGGATTGGGGTGGTTAGTGGTCATAGATGGACAGAACTACTTAGCTACACGCGCGTTCCCTGTACAGGGGGGCAGCACTTTTGTTTCCGCTATGTATATTTATCAGACGGACACACTACCGGAATTTCTGAAGCGCGGGGTGGGGTTGCTGAAGTTAATTGCCCCTCTTGCGTATTTATCAGACACAGGTATGCGGGTAAACGAAAATACTTTTTTTGTTATAGATGAGGAGAACACACCATGAACGATATAGAAAATAAAGTTATAGAAAACACAACTGAAGAAAGCACACGCAGGGGTCGAGGGAGGGGGGCTAACCCGGCATTGGCGCATGTAAACTTGCGGTTACCCCACGAGGTACTGGAGTTTTACCGGAAGTATCCGCACTACACCCAGAAGATGCGCGAGGTGCTAACCAAATTCATTTACACAGAAGAGCAGAAAAAAGAATTACTGGAAAAGTACAGTAATAAAACGTACAACGCCAAACAAGAATAGACAACACCCACAAAAAATACTTGACTCTGTAAATTACATGGATAATATATAACGATGCCAAAAACACCTGAAAAGAAAGTAAAGGATAAGGTAGTCTCCATTCTGAAGGAACACGGCGTGTATTATTTCTTTGCCGCCATGAACGGTCTGGGGCGTAGTGGTGTGCCTGATATTGTGTGCTGTGTTGACGGTAAGTTTTTTGCTATCGAATGTAAAGCAAACGGCAACACCCCCACGACGCTACAGATACGGGAGATGCAAAAGATAACAGCCGCCGGGGGGATTGCTATTGTAGTTGACGAGACAAAGTTGGACACATTAGGGGCGTTCATAAATCTTATTCGAGGTAACGCATATGATGGCAGAGCATAGAGGTAAATGTGAAATTCATCTTAATGAATTGTGTGAGGATAACGCAACACGCATAACAGCTTACAGTCTAGGTGGTGCGTTGAATGTAGACGTGTTCTATAAAGGCAACATAGTGGATACTCACTTATTCGACGAGAGAGAAGAGGACGCAGCGATTGAGTTTATAAAAGATAAATGGTTCAGCAAGATGGATTAAGCAGTAAACAAAACGAGCAGAGCAAACAAGGGGTACAACATGCAAGCAGCAACGCAAGTAATAACAATAGATTTTGAAACCTATTACGACAAAACATATTCTCTGTCCAAGCTAACTACAGAAGAATACATACGCCATCCGGACTTTGAAGTTATCGGGGTTAGCGTACAGATTGACAACGGTTCCCCTGTCTGGTTCAGCGGTACTATGGCGAACACTAAAAAATTCCTGCACCAGTTTGATTGGGGTAATGCTACAGCCGTTGCACACAACGCCATGTTTGATATGGCGATACTTAACTGGCACTTCGATATACGCCCCAAGCGTATAGTGGATACGTTATCTATAGCACGTGCGTTACACGGTACTAACGTAAGCGGTAGTTTGGCAGCGTTGGTGCAGCAGTATAAGTTGGGGGAGAAAGGCACGGAAGTTCTGAACGCGTTGGGTAAACGCAGATTGGACTTTAACGCAGAGGAGTTGGCGCGGTATGGGTCTTACTGTGATAACGACACAGCCCTGACATATAAACTAATGCGTGAGGTGACCTGTGAATTCCCGCTGGTTGAGTTGAAGTTGATTGACTTGACTATCCGTATGTTCACAGAGCCTAAACTTGTATTGGATACCGAGCTACTTACTGCCCATCTGGTCAGCGTCAAGCAGAAGAAAGAAGAACTTATGGCGGCAATTAGTGAGGATATAGACAGCATAATGAGCAACCCTCAGTTAGCCGACGTGCTAACCAAGCTGGGGGTAGAGCCGCCGATGAAAGTTAGTTTGACTACCGGGAAACCAACTTACGCATTTGCTAAAACAGACGAGGAATTTAAGGCACTCCTTGAGCATGAGAACCCTGTGGTGCAAGCCATTGTAGCCGCTAGACTGGGTGTAAAATCCACGCTGGAGGAGACACGCACCCAGCGGTTTATAGATATTGCGGGACGTGGTGCGCTACCGATTCCACTGCGATACTACGCAGCACACACGGGACGCTGGGGCGGGGATGACAAGGTGAACATGCAGAACCTGCCACGCAACTCGCCGCTAAAGAACGCCATATGTGCGCCACCGGGGTATATGTTTGTTGATTCGGATTCGAGCCAGATTGAAGCACGGACGCTGGCGTGGTTGGCGGAACAGAATGATTTGGTTGATGCGTTTGATAACGGGGAAGATGTTTACAAACAGATGGCGAGCAAGATATACGGCAAGCCGGAACAGGACATTACAAAGGAAGAACGCTTTGTAGGGAAGTGGACAATTTTGGGATGCGGGTATGGTCTTGGAGCCACTAAGTATAAAGAACAATTAAGAGTGTACGGTGTGACGATGGAGTTGGCGGAGTGCCAGCGCATTATAGATGTGTACCGTAGAACCTACTCAAGAATAACGGAATTGTGGAGGGAAGCCAGCAACGCACTAGAAGCAATTATGGACAACGAGAGTGCGCCACTGGGTCGGGCGGGGGTACTAGTTGTAGAGGGTGAGGACGGCATACGGCTACCGAATGACTTGCACATCAAGTATCCCAACTTACGCAAGGTGAACGGGGACGGCGGTAGAGGGACGGAGTTAGTGTATGACACAAAACGAGGCAAGACTATAATTCCCAACAGAATATACGGGGGTAAGGTAGTAGAGAACATATGCCAAGCACTCGCACGTATCATCATAGGTATGCAGATGATTATGGTAGCCAAAAAATATCCGGTGGTGATGACGGTGCATGACGCTATAGGTTGTCTGGTGCCAGAGCATGAGGTTGAGGAAGGGCTGGCATTTGTTGAGGCGTGTATGCGTTCTCGTCCTGTGTGGGCGCGAGAGCTACCATTGAACTGCGAAGCAGGGTTCAGCAAGACTTACGGGGGGTGTTAAGTGATGAAACGTATATCAAAATACAAGGTAACCGATAAGAAAACTTTTGCATCTGGTGTTGCCGTAACCGCTTGGGGGCTGTTGGGGTTTTTCGTTGGTGTAGGATTGACTGTTATAGAGTTAACGTCTCAACAAGAAGAGTACGTTTCAGGTATAGCGGAAAGCGTAGCAAGCCCTGTCTTGCGCGAAGTATCCGCAGACCAGCTACCCAACAGGGTTATACGTTTCGCTTCGCCTAACGCAGAGAAGTGTATGGCGTTAAATATTTACCACGAGGCGAGGGGCGAACCGTTTGCCGGTAAGGTTGCTGTATCGGATGTAGTGCTGAACAGAACCAAAGATTCACGGTCACCTGACACTATATGTGCTGTGGTGTACGAAGGGTTGCGGGGTATATCGGGCAAGATGTATCTAACCAAATGTCAGTTTAGCTGGTACTGCGACGGCAAGAGCGACGAGCCGACGGAAGATATGGCATGGCAAGAGTCTTTAAACATCGCTCGCCAGATGTTAGGCAAGAACAACTATTACCGGGGTCTTACCGAAGGCGCAACGCACTACCACGCATACGACATAACGCCGCCACTGTGGACTAAGAACATAGACGTGCGGGTGGTAGGGCGGATAGGTGACCATATCTTTTATAGGTGGCAGTGAGATGAAGCGCAACAAAAATAAATACGCGATGACATACACGCATTTCCACGAGATGTTTGCTGACCCTGTTGAGCCGTTGTCACAGGATAAACGAACAAGCTACTTGATAAAAATATACGAGGGGTTAGATGCGCTAGACAACATGATGCACCCAGAAGACCACCACTGGCAGCACGTAGCTGATGCAGTGAATATGTTGACGACATTGGTTACCGAGATGGAAGTAATGGAAGACCCGACTGGAGTAATACGGGACGCGAATAAGACGCTGCATGACGCATGGAAACGGGGGCAGTCGCTTGGGTATAACACGTTGGACGAACTTGAAGTAGAGTCACTGCGCACAGCGGTGGCGGAGTATGCTGCGGTAATTGAGACGTTACCGGAGCGAGCAATGGTGCGGTGCCATAGATTGACGGAGAAGCGTATGCACCGCGTGTTAAACGGGGAGAGAACAAAGGAGGATATAATTATATGAACATAGACGAAATGACGGAGACGAACATGAGTGAGATATTGACAATAGAAAAAGCGCGGGGCTTGGCGGCTCAGTGCTGGTGCGAGCCAGAAACAAGCGACAAAGAAATGGACGCGACACTGGCGGAAGCGTTTGCCAGAAAGCTGATGCAGGCCGTGAACACCCGCCACGTCACGCCCCTGCAAACTGCGGAGAGGGCGTTTATTGAGGCGTATCGGGAATGGCATAGCGGCAGCAAGAGCCTGAACGAAGCAATGAAATCGGACAGAAAACTTGAAGCCACTTGGAACCACCTACAACAAGTTGAGGGAGAGAGTAAATGACCACCCAAACCGAACTCCAAGCCCTCTCCCGCGATGATATTATCAGTGAGTTGCCTGAACTTGGCGTAGGGTCATTTAAACCAAACTACAACATAGTATTTGATAAAGACGGTAAGCAGATAGGCGAACTGGATTTCAATGGCGATAAGATGGTGTTCCGTGGTGAGGCAGACAAATCTGCAAAGGTGTTTTTCGATTACTTGGCGCAGTATTTTGCGCAGCGTCTACAGGATGAACGCAACGCGGGGCTGAAAGAGGCGGCGGATATTATCGAGGCACAGGAGGGTATGTCTGGATGGAAGCGGCGCATTTTGACAGCAATCCGCGCCAGAATAAAGGGCAATGAGATTATGGGGGGTGGAGAGTGAACGATTATGGTGATTTGCACGATATTCTTTCGGATAAAATCCGTAATTTGCGCTACGAGGTTGAGAATCTCCGCCAACAGCTTGCTGAAATGACAGCAAGGGCGGAAGAGGCGGAGAAGGCATTGCAGCAAATAGCTACACTAGAGGTTAGTATAAACGGCCACAATGTCAATGCACAGGAATACATGCGGGATATAGCAATCAAAGCCCTTGAGGACACGAAATGAGTAAATCAACGTCATGGTCTTATAGTAGTCTCAAGACGTTTGAGCAATGCCCAAAGAAGTACTACCATTTAAAAGTAGCACAGGACGTAAAAGACACAGGGAGCCAAGCAACCCGGTACGGTAACAAAGTGCATAAGGCAGCGGAGGAGCATATAAAGACAGGCACTCCCCTACCGCCGCAGTTTCGTTTTATACAGAGTGTGTTGGACGTATTGAAGAACATACCGGGAGAAAAGCACTGTGAGTTACGGCTTGGTATACGGAAGACCGAAGAAGGTTATGAGCCGTGCGACTTCCTAGCCCCGGACTATTGGTGGCATGGAATCGGGGACTTGGTAATTATAAACGGGGTGTTGGGTTTTTCTGTTGATTATAAGACCAGCAAAAATGCCAAGTACGCGGATACTAAACAGCTGGATATATTGGCGGCAGCGTTGTTCGTATATTTTCCCGAGTTAGAGAAAATAAAGTCTGGGTTAATATTTGTAGCGAGCAACGAGTTTATAAGGAAAGACCACTACGCCGAACACCGGGATAAATATTTTGAATCTTTCATGCCACTACTTGACAGATTGGACAGTGCGTATGAAACTGATGTATGGAATACAAACACAGGCCCCCTATGCGGGTTCTGCCCAGTAACACAATGTGACCATAACAGGAGAAAGTAAATGCCATACGTAAACAAACCACGTCCGTACAAGAAAGAATACGAACAGTACCAAGGTACAGAAGAACAGAAGAAGAACCGTGCCAAGCGCAACGCTGCCAGAAGAACGCTGATTAAGAAAGGCAAGGTGCATAAGGGAGACGGCAAAGATGTAGACCACGTCAAGCCACTTTCTAAAGGCGGTTCTAATGATGATAGTC